GAGGCTCAAGCGAAAGAATATGCGAAAAGCCAAGGGTATGTTGGTAGTAGATTACCAGCAATTGGTGGTTATGATTTTGCACCTGATTATCGGGTCTTCGATGAGAATCGACTAAGGTCAGTAGGTGCAGCGTTTGACCCTGCAAAGAAAGGTTCATCTAATCTATTAGCAGGGGTAACGGGTGCAGGTTTATTAGGCGGCTCGATGTTTGCTTCAGAAAACGCAGATGCTGGAATACTTAGTCGAATAAAAGCGTTTCATGGGTCGCCACATGACTTTGATCGGTTTTCATTCGACAACATTGGAACAGGTGAGGGCGCACAGGCATACGGTCACGGCTTGTACTTTGCCGAACGTGAGGGTACGGCTAAAAGTTATAGAGACGCTTTGTCTGCTGATACGTCTTTTAAAAGGTCTGATGGTACTTTGTTTGATTTATATGATGGGTCTATGAATCACCCTAATATTAGAAGACATATGGCGAAAACAGGTGGCGATCTTGATAGTGCTATCGAAAAGTCGCAGAAAATAATTGAAGATAATATCTCTAGTCAGTCCGTTGATGCTGCGACTAATGATTTATCTGTTTTACAAAAACTTAAAGAAAACGGCGGCGTAACACAAAATAAAGGTTCAATGTACGAAGTTAATATTGATGCATCACCAGATGAGCTTCTTGATTATGATGCGCCATTAAGTGAGCAGAGTGATAAAGTAAAAGAAGTCGCTGCTTTTTATAACATTAAAAATAGTCAGTCTGGAATGAAAGAGGCGCGTGGTTCTGATATTTATGCCGCAATTGCATCTGCTGAAAATAAACCGCCTTTTAATAACAAACGAAAGATAGACGGTGCGGTGGAAGCGTCAGACGCTTTAAATAAAAAAGGCATTAAAGGCATCAAGTACGCTGACGCTCAAACCCGATTTTCGCCAAAGGGTAGAACAAATAACTACGTCATGTTTGATGACAAGACCATTGAGATAGCGCGTAAGTATGGCGTATCTATGCCAGTAGCTGGAGCGATACTAGCGGGAACGATAACCCCCGAACAAGCACAAGCGTCCACCAAGCCAGAAGGTAATGGCTTGTTAGATTCAATAGGCGATACAGCGTTAGAAACCATGTCGGGTGTTAACCGGGCAGTAGCTGATGGGGTTAACTTCTTAACCTCTGATCAGATTAATGCGGTCTTAAACCTATCAGGAAGCGATAAGCGCATCCCTGATTTATACGATATACCCGGTGTGGAAAGCGGTACGAAAGGCAATTACATGGAGCCTGGTCTGCTGCGTCAAATCGTCCGTCAGGGCAGTGAATTTCTAAGCCCAATTTAAGGTAACCCAATGGCTATATCTACTTACAGTGAGCTTAAAACAAGCATTGCTGACTACCTCAATCGCTCTGATTTAACGTCAGTTATCCCTACGTTTATCTCATTAGCCGAATCACAGATCAACCGTGATGTTAGGCATTGGCAGATGGAGAACAAGGCAACGACTACGTTTGACGCACAGTACGCCACAAGGCCGTCTGACTGGGTTGAGACAATCCGTATGCATCTAACGAGTGGCACGACCACAGCAATGTCTAGAGTCTCACAGCAGGCAATTGCAGAGAAGCGAATGTCCTCCGCAAACACGGCAGGAACGCCGCTGTTCTTTACGCATTCAGAGTCCCAGTTTGAACTGTTCCCTACACCGGATGCATCGTATGGCGCAGAGATTCTGTATTACCAGAAGGTGCCTGAACTGTCGGATAGCGCAACAACCAACTGGCTTCTTACCACAGCACCTGATGTTTATTTGTACGGGGCATTGATTCATTCAGCGCCTTATTTGGCGGAAGACACAAGAACGGCAATATTCGCTCAGATGTACGGGGCGGCGGTTAACCAATTAACGCTACAGAGCGAAACGAGCAAGAACTCTGGGGCTGGACTTAAATTAAAGATACGGGGATTAGGATGAGCTTTACCAACTTTTTAGAGACAGAAATACTGGATCATGTGTTCGGTGGCAATGCTTACACAGCGCCAAGTAACTTATACCTTGGACTGTACACTGCAGCGCCTAGTGACACAGGTGGTGGTACTGAGCTATCTGGTAGCGGTTATGCGCGCTTGGCAATGGCGATGTCTGTGTCAGGTAATCTAGCGACCAATAGTGCTGCTGAAGAGTTTGCAACGGCTACCGGGTCATGGGGGACAGTCAGTCACGTTGGCGTATTTGATGCGGCGACTAGCGGAAACTTAATGGCGTATGGCACGTTGTCGGCAAGCAAGGCTGTGGCAACTGGCGATGTGTTTAGAATCCCTGCAGGCGATCTTGATATTACGCTGACTTAATATGTTATACGGTCGGTTTAAATATGGTCAGGCTGCGTATTCGACGGCTGACTTGGAAGAGGGCGCATCCACTATTGCGGCAGCGTCTGCAGTCTCTGCTAGTGGCCTGGTGGTTAAAGATGGCGTAAGTGCCATTGCATCAGCGTCAAGTGTTAGCTCAACAGGCACGTTAATCCGACAAGGCGCATCAGCAATACCCGGCGCATCGAGCGTTTCAGTCTCTGGCCTTTCAGTCTTGGTCGGGGCCACAACAATTGCATCAGCATCTAGCGTGGCGGCGGCAGGTCTTAAAGTTAAAGACGGAGCCTCTACCATAGCTGGCGTATCGGCTGTCACGGCTGCAAGCGTCATGGTGGTGTCTGGTGCTGCTTTACTGTCTGCACAAAGCCAGCTTACCCCGGTAGGATTTATCACGGCGTCTGGTTTAGTCGTAATGGGTCCGTTTTCAACAGTCTCTGTTAGCGGCTCGATCCTTTGGATTGATAACGCGGTAGACGATAACGCTTGGTCAGATATAAACCTGACAACAAATACTTGGACCGATGCGTCCAGCAACGATAATTTATGGGAGGCCGCTTAAATGGCTGATACAACGACTACAACATATTCATTGGTTAAGCCTGAAGTTGGCGCGTCCGAAGACTCTTGGGGAACCAAGATCAACACCAACCTGGACAATATTGATAACCTGTTAGACGGCACAACAGCCGTTGCTAACATGGACCTTAACACCCCTGATATTGATGGCGGCACTATTGATGGCACGGTAATTGGTGGGGCTACCCCTGCGGCTATCTCTGGTACTACGGGGCAGTTCGGTACAAGTTTAAATGTAGATGGCACAGGCACGATGGATGGGCTTGTTGTTGACCAAAATGCTGCTGCTATTGGATTAAAAGTTACAGGCGGTAATGGAGGAGTGGCTCTTGCAGAGTTTACAAGAGACATCGGGTCAACAGGAACAGTAGAAATAAACGCTAGTGGTGGTGATCCTCAGATTAAGTTCGCTTCCGCAGGTAACACTTTCTCAATAGGTGCAAACTCTACTGCATTTGAAATTGCAGACAACGATGCTCTTGGAACTAATACTAGATTTACTATTAACTCAGCAGGAAATTGCGGTATTGGCACCGCTTCGCCTGCCGCACAGATCGATATTTCATCTGGTACAACATCAACTCTAAGGCTATCCAATAGAGACACCCTGTTAAGTCAAAACCAAATCACAGGACAACTTGAGTTTTCCCAAGCAGATAGTAGCGCCAGTGGCGCGGGAGTAGGAATTACTGGTAAAATTGGAATGCGATCCGTACCCAATGTAGGAGGTAATTATTTTGGCATAGTGGCAGACATGGACTTCTATGTCAGCGGCAATACCTCTGGGTACGCAAGTGACAACGCATCATTAAGGGCGCTTACTATACAAGCAGGATCAGGCAGCGTGTTGGTAGGAACAGGCAACTTGTTGGTGGGCACGACTAACGCCCGACCCGATAATGCATATACAGCAGGCCTCGCTCTTAACCCTGACGGGAAAATATATGCGTATTCGACAAGCGATTTTGGAGTGTGGCAGAGTTCATCTACAGGAACTAAATTGTACTTCCGCCGCGCAGGTAATAATATAGGTTCAATATCGTATGGTACATCTTCGGTAGCCTACAACACCTCATCAGACTACCGCCTCAAAGAAAACGTAGTCCCAATGACAGGCTCTATAGACCGCGTCAAGGCACTCAAGCCTAGCCGCTTTAACTTCATTGCAGACGCAGACAATACCGTAGATGGCTTCCTCGCTCACGAAGCACAGGCAGTAGTTCCTGAATGCGTCACAGGCACAAAAGACTCGATGATGGACGAAGAGTATGAGGTCACTGCGGCAGTCGAAGAAGTCAGAGATGAAGATGACAACATCACTACAGAAGCTTCTGAAGCTGTCATGGGTACTCGCTCTGTCCCAGACATGCAGGGTATCGATCAATCTAAACTTGTACCACTTTTAGTTGCGGCACTTCAGGAAGCTATCGCAAGAATTGAAACCTTAGAAGCAGGAGAATAAAACAATGGCAGTAACTTGGACAATCGCAACACTAGAACGCAACACATCAGATGACGGTGTAGTAGTAGCACATTGGCGCGCATCAGACGTAGATGGCGAACACTCAGGCAGTAGCTATGGCACTTGTGGCTTCACCCCTGACAGCACTGCTGACGGCTTTACGCTCTATGCAGACATCACATTGGCTCAGGCTATCGGATGGGTAAAGGCTGACGTAGATGCTGACGCTATTGAAGCCTCTATAGCCTCACAGATTGCAGAGTCTAAGGCTCCTGCTGTAGCTGTAGGGACACCTTGGTAAACTAAATAGTAAGGAGATGGCCGTGGCAGGTAAAGGTTTATACGCAAACATTGCAGCTAAGAAGAAAAGGATTAAGTCGGGTTCTGGCGAGACTATGCGTAAGGTAGGAGCTAAAGGCGCACCGACTAGCAAAGCCTTTAAGCAAGCCGCTAAGACTGTTAAAAAGAAATAACGGAGGTTACTGATGAAAGGCGTTAAGCA